ATGGTTCACGGTAAACTTGAGTCATTAGACAAACGTATGTGGCGTTTAGAAGCAATGATAATGGGTTCAACGGTAATAGTCGTTGGCCTTGCTGCATCCCTGTTAATGAAGTTATAAGGAGCTACAATGGAACCTATCAGTACTGCCTTAGCTGGGATTGCACTTGTTAAACAGAGTGTAGACTTTATTAAGACTCATATTAACACTGTTCAAGATATTGGACAAATAGCAAACCAGATTGACAACCTGTTCACAGGTGAAAAACAAGTACAACAAGCCAGAAACAAGAAGGCTGGTGGTGGACTTGGGGATCAATTTGGGGTAGATACTGTAGCTAAAGAAATGATAGATGCTAAACTCGCAGCAGAGAAGTTGCAGGAAGTGGCTACTATGGTTGACATGAGGTTTGGTCATGGTACTTGGAAAGGTATCTTAACTGAACGTGCTAAACGGTTACAAGAACAACGAGAAGCTGAAGCTAAGGCTAGGCGAGAGATGATACAGAAAGCCAAGGAATTTGAAGATACTATGAAAACTGTTGGGTTAGTTACGGCTATCCTAGCAGTAGCCATAGGTCTTCTTATAACAGTTATGGTTTCTATAGCAAAGGCGGCTAATTATGTTTAAAACACTAGTACTAGCTTGCAGCTTGTCTGTACCTACAGACTGTTGGGAGTTCAACGATACACGGGGCCCATACAAAACCTACGAGCAATGCAGAGAGCGTGCTTATGAAATGGGAAATGCTATTATGGAATTACAAGGTAATGATCTAGCCCCTAAAAAATTTAAATGTGTACAGTTAAAAGGACAAGAACTGTAGGAGGACACTATGCTTGAAGCACTTATAGGACCAGTCACAGGTATCCTAGATAAGTTTATACCTGATGCCGATCAAAGAGCAAAGCTTGCCCATGAGATTGCAACAATGTCGGAACGTCATGCCCAAGAACAATTAATGGCGCAGCTTGAAATTAATAAAGCTGAGGCAGCTAGTACAAGTATTTTTAAAGGTGGCTGGAGACCAGCAGTTGGTTGGGTATGTGCATCAGCCTTTGCATATCACTTTGTTCTACAGCCCATCCTGCTCTTTGTGGTAGCCTTAACAGGTACAGAGCTACCTGTACTACCCGAGTTTGATATGGGGACCCTGCTGCCTGTTCTAGGAGGTATGCTTGGTATTGGAACTTTACGTACATATGAAAAGAAAGCAGGGCTAACTAAATGAATATAGAGACCCTTAGAGAAGAACTTAAGATTGACGAGGGCTGTAAGTATGAGATCTACTTGGATCATCTTGGCCTCCCTACTTTTGGTATTGGTCACCTTATTCTCAATAGCGATCCTGAGTATGGACTACCAGTTGGAACACCAGTCTCAGAAGATAGAGTCAATGAGTGCTTCGCTAGTGATGTCGAAACAGTGTTATCGGAGTGCACACTCTTATACCCCAACTTTAGCATTCTGCCTGAGCAAGTCCAATTGATTATTGCTAATATGATGTTTAATATGGGAAGGTCTAGGCTAAGTAAGTTTAAAGGTATGAAGGCTGCTGTAGATGCTGGTGATTGGCATAGGGCTGCTGTCGAAATGGTTGATAGCCGTTGGTATCAGCAAGTAACTAACCGAGCTGATCGCCTTGTAAAAAGAATGCGAATGGTGTAGATTTGAATTAAATGTCCCCTATAAGAGGAAGGCGCATCTAACCATATAGGGGAATAAAAATATGCACAATACTGAATATACTGGACCAACTACAACCATTGCTGAAGAAATTGATAAGATGAAATACCGTCAGTCAGATGAAACATTTGATGACAAGATTAAAAGAATTGCTAAGACCCTATGTGATAATGAAGAACATCGATATAGCCTAGAAGATATTCTAGGGAATATGAGGTTTCTCCCCGCTGGTAGAGTACAGTCTGCTATTGGATCTCGTCGTATTACAACAGCGTATAACTGTTTTGTATCTGGTGAGATTGAAGATAGCATGGCTTCTATTATGGATAGAGCAGCTGAAGCCGCTGAGACTATGCGCCGAGGTGGTGGTATTGGTTACGACTTTAGTAAGATTCGCCCACGTGGTGCAAAGATTAAATCACTAGACTCACAGTCTTCCGGACCTATTTCTTTTATGGGTATCTTTGATGCTGTCTGTCAAACAATTGCATCATCAGGCCATCGACGTGGCGCACAGATGGGAGTACTACGAGTAGACCATCCAGACATTGAAGAGTTTATTCAAGCTAAGCGTAATAGCGATAAGCTAACCGGGTTTAATATTAGTGTAGGCATTACTGATGCGTTTATGGAGGCGCTAACTAATGATAGCGACGATTCTTTCACACTGTGCTTCGATGGCATCGACTACAAAACGATATCCGCAAAAGCGTTGTGGGATGAAATCATGTCGTCGACTTGGGATTGGGCAGAACCTGGTGTGCTGTTTGTTGACCGCATTACGGAGATGAACAACCTTCACTACTGTGAAGAGATTGCTGCTACTAACCCATGTGGCGAGCAGCCACTACCCGCTTATGGTGCATGCCTACTTGGTTCATTTAATCTTACTAAGTATGTTGAAGCTGACGGCTTTAACTTTACACAATTTAAAAAGGATATTCCAGAAGTTGTTAGAGCACAGGACAATATTATTGACCGAACCATCTACCCACTTAAACAACAATCAGATGAAGCAAAGAACAAGCGCCGTATGGGACTTGGCATCACTGGTTTGGCTAATGCCGGAGAACTGCTTGGAATGCCGTATGCCTCACCAGAATTTCTTGTGTGGGCAGAAAAAGTATTCGCGTGCTTGCGTGACAATTGCTACAGAGCATCTGCGCGACTAGCAGCAGAGAAAGGCGCATTCCCACTTTATCGTGAAGCTTACTTACAATCTAATTTTATTCGTACACTTCCAGCTTCTGTTAAAAAGGAGATCAGAGAACATGGTATCCGAAATAGTCACCTTACTTCTATTGCCCCTACTGGCACTATATCTATTGTGGCCGACAACATCTCAGGTGGTATTGAACCTGTATTTTCGCATTACTACGATCGTACCATTCAAACATTTGATGGGCCGATTATTGAAAGAGTAGAAGACTATGCTTATGCACGTGGTGTAAAAGGCCGCAGTGCAAATGATATTTCGGTGCAGGAGCACTTAGCTGTATTACTATTAGCACAGCATTATATTGATTCTGCATGTTCAAAAACTTGTAACGTCGGAGATGATGTCTCTTATGAAGACTTTAAAAAGGTCTATGTTGATGCCTGGAAGGGCGGGGCGAAGGGATGCACTACGTTCCGGATGTCAGGGAAACGGTTTGGAATCCTTAATACCATTGAAGAAACCGTGGAAGAAGAAGCGCAGGTACCTAGCGAAGCTGCGGAAGTGGTACAAGAAACGGGAACGGTTGAGGCTTGCTTTATCGACCCGCTCACAGGTCAAAAAGAGTGTTCTTAAAGGAGAAATAAATGGCAGGTCAAGTCGTACCGATTAATGATATAGCATCTGCAGGTGTAGTAAAGGATTTACCCGCCGCTTCTCTTGCACAAAACATTTTTACTGATTGTCTTAATGTTAGATTTAGAGATGGTGCAGTTAGAAAGATGGAAGGAGAGGAGGCGATAACAACACCTTTCTCCGATCCTATTATATACATAGCGTTTTGGGATAACCCAAACCTTAATCCTGGAACTGGTTATTATATTGTAGTAACTAACAATGGATCTACAGATACAATACACGCATTAAAGAATGACGGTGTGCAAACTACTGAAGTATTAAAGTCAGGGATTGCACAAGGCGGTGTTTGGCAACATACTTTATTTAATGGTGGTTTTACTTTTATTATTAATAATGGAATTGAAAGACCGCTGTATGCTCAAGATATTCCTGGAAATACTAACATTGCTAACTTAGATATGTATGAACTTCCAGGCTGGGATTCTTATTATGCTAATGAAGAAATATCTTCTGCTGTCTGGGATTCTGCTAATCAAACACTAGACTTTAACCTAGGGCAGCTAGTAGACTTTAGTAAACAAGAAGCGACAATTACTATTATTAATAGTGCTACTAATACAATTAGAAACTATGCTAAGTTTAGTTCGTTAGGTAGTAACTCAGACGATAAAGACGGTAATAATCAAACTACGTTTACTTGTTCTAATCAAGCCTCAACTAACACAACAATCATTACACCTAGTGTTGCTATGATACAAAGCGGTGATACTGTTGTTTGTAAAGTAAGATCTACTAATGTAGTTCGTGTACGTTGTGGTGTGATTAGAGCCTATAAGAATCTTCTTGTTGCTGGTAATCTTACAGAGTATGATAACACTAATACAGTTATTGTAAGGCGTTTGGCTGGTGTAGTAAGAACATCGGATGTTGCTGCGCCTGGAGCAGTGCCTGCTAACTGGAATCCGTTTGCTGCTGGTACTAATACAGCGGATGAGTTTACCTTATCTTCAACTGGCACTGTTCAAGACATGGCAGAGCTACAAGGTAGAATGTATATCTATACAAATAATTCTATACACTCATTAGAGCAAACAGGAAGCTCAACTATTCCTTTTTCTTTTTCTACAGTAACAGATAGTTATGGTGCTCAAACAATTGAAGCAGTTCAAGAATATGATGGTCAACACTTTGTTGTCGGGAGTAATGATGTTTATACATTTGGGGGACATCCTGGATCCATTAAATCAGTGGCTGATGGCAAAGTTCGGCGTTATCTTATTGATAACTTAAATAAAGCACAAGAACAAAAACTCTTTATTTTACGTTATCAGTCTAAAGATGAGCTATGGATTTGTTACCCTAAAGGTAGCAGCACAACAATTAATGAATGTCTTATTTGGAACTATAGGTTAAATAATTGGACTATTCGTAGAATGAATAGTACTATTACTTCAGGTGATATTGCACCTTATGATAACAACCCTAATGAAAGAGTTCCTTTGTTTGCTTACGGAACAGAGTTGATGTATGGCGATAAGACTTATTCTTTAGTAGACTCTACTGCCTATGAATCGTTTGTAGAACGTAGAAGGCTTGCTATGAGTCCTGAGTTTGATACTGAAACATTATCTACTATTGCAATGAAAGTAGAGGGAGCTAATGCTACACTAACAATGTACGTTAAAGGTAGTAATTATCCTGGAGATAATGTTAATCCAACAACAGGCATTACTAATAACTTTGTAGTGGCAAGTGATTATAAAATAGATATTAAGGAATCAGGACGATTCCTAAACTATAAGCTAACTGAAACAGCTACTAATGAATGGAATGTTTCTGGACTACAGTATGAGATCCTTAAAGGAGGAACTAGATAATGGCAATTATTCGTCCACCTATATCTGGTGATAGTCCTCAAGATTCGTGGATGAATCAAGTTACTGAGGCTATTAACAAAGGATTACTTGCGCCAAGCGTAAATCCAAGTGAAGCAGCAGTGATTAGCGTTGATAGCTTTAGTGCAGCAACTGTTTATCTTTATACAAGAACAACAACTGCAGTTGCTCCTGCTGCTATTGCTCAAGACCTTACTTATGATTATAGTCAAGCTGGCTTTACAACTTCACCTCCTTTTGGTTCGGCTAACTGGGAGACTTCTCCTCCAGGCACAGTTAACGGTGATTATCTTTGGATAACTACAGTTAATATTTCTGCTAACGTAGGACAAGAAATAATCCCAGCAGCTAGCTGGTCTACTCCTGAAATTTTTGCGGTTAATGGAAGTAGCTCCATTGTAATTGAAGCGTATCTAAGGGCAGCAAGTGCGCCATCAACACCTACTGGTGGCTCATATGATTTTGCTACAAAGACTTTAACACCACCCGCTGGTGGTTGGTCTCAAACGTTTCCTTCGGGATCAGACCCTGTTTATATTGTAACCACAATAGCAACTATATCAGGTACTACTGGCACAGACTTTAATCTTACTTGGTCTGCACCTGTTAAGATGGTAGAAGATGGTACTCCAGCTACAGAAGTAGAATCTGGTCTTGTGTATTATACTCAAGCTTCTGCAAGTAATCCTGGAACACCAACCGCTACAAGCTATAACTTTACGACAGGTGCCTTTACAGGATTAACTAGCGGATGGCAAACCAGCCCTGTCACTGTAAATATTACTAGTACTACTGCTTTATTTTGGTCATCAAGGTTTAGAGTTATTGAGCCACCAACAGGCAGTCCTACAGTAACATTTGACACGCCTATTGCATCAGTAAACTTCGGTACTAATATACAGTCTGATAATTATATAGCAGGCAGTAGTGGTTGGCAAATACAAAGAGCTAGTGGCGATGCTGAGTTTAATAATATTACCGCTAGAGGTAGCTTAACTAGTGGTAGTTTTGATGGTGTTCTTAATAACTTAAATAATACTATTAGTACTTATAGCACTGCAACAGGAGTCTTTGCTGCAAATGTATGGGGTCTTCGTGATGGATTTAGTAATAACGCAGCAAATATTTCAGCAGCTTCTTGGTCAGATTATTTAGATCCGGTTAGTAACACAGATCATGTTGTTTTAAAAGTTAGAGCAAGTACAGCAGCTATAACTGAAATTATAAGTCAACTTGGTCGAGGTCAAGAAATAACTATTACTAGAAACGCTAGTAATTATGCTGTGTTTGAAGTTTGGAGTGCAGGGTATGCGCCAGAGGATGGTAACACTGCTTATATACAACTAAGAAACTTATCAACCGTAATAGGTACTCCAGGTAACAGTGCGATTACACTAGCGGCTGATAATGTAGTAGATCCTGGAACAGAGGGTTATCTTTTCAGTGATGATGTTTCTGTTATTAACTCAGGAACACTTGATGTTAGCCACATTAGAATTAATGGTAGCATTCAAGCGAAAAATCTAGACATTGGTGTTACATTACAAAGTAAATCCGGTAATAGAGGCGGAGTAATTACTAGCTGGGCAGAATTTCTTAGGATAGAAACAGCAGATAATCCTGATTATAATACAGATGTTTCTTATGATTCACAAGTTACAGTTGTATCGGAAGCAGGTGTTGGTGATATTGTGTTTTGTAAAGTATTAGATGAAACACAGCTAGGCACAGAAGGTTCAGCTACTTATTCATCATCTCAAATAGGGTTGTCAGTTGGTAGCACAACTAGTTTTACTAATACAATTGATAGTGCAAGCATTCAGGCTAACTCACCTAACCAATCTAGTTCTTTTACAACATCAATGTCAGACTCTAATGTAAACGTAACAAGAGGTACTATTTATATTTTTTGTTATCGGGAAAGACCTGGTGGAGATACTGCAATTGGGTGTAGTGCTAGCGGAAGTATTACTGAAGTAAGGAGACCTGCATAATGCCATTGTTTATTACTATTGATAATGATAATAAAATAACTTCGCAAGGGCAAATAGATTCTCCAATGGCTCAAACCTCTACAACAATTGTAGGGATTAGACCTAATACTTATGATACACACTATGACCCAGTTACTAGCTCAACTTATGAGTCAGAAGAATCTTATGCAGCTAGACAGCTTAATAAAAGAAATGTTTATTTAGCTGCTTCAGACTATACTCAAATACCAGATGCTACCTTTCCGGGAACATTAGTAGAATGGCAAACGTATCGTCAGGCGCTAAGAGATATTACTAGCAACAGTAATTGGCCTTACTTAAATCCAGAGGATTGGCCTACAAAGCCAAGTTAAATATGATAAGAAAACTAGAGGACAATGATGTATTCGAAGCTATTACGCTAATGAATAAATCAACAGAAGACAATGAGTACTTTGGCTATAAACGAAATGAAGCTGTATGGATAAAGTATTTTGTTGGACTGGTAGAAAAACAAAAAGAAACCCCTCATGCGCTTGTAATAGGCGACTATATAGACGGGCAGCTAAGGGGTTTTCTTTCTGCTGAATCTTTTACTAACTACTATACTAACGAATATATAATGGACGTTAAGGATTGTATTGTTGATCATGACTACAATAACACCTTTACAATCTATCGTTTATTCGATGCCATGATTGCACATACTAAAGAGTATGGTGGTAAACATTGGCGAGCCGACTCTATTCGTAGCGAGCAAGAAGCTATGGATTATGGTCGTTTCTTGCAACGCCGTTATAATTCGGCAATTCATGTCTCAGTTAGAGGCGTAATACAGGAGAATTAAATGTTCGAAGATTCGAATCCAAATCTAGGAATCTTTGATATGCGAGTAGAAGTACCGGAGGACGCTCCAAAGTTTCTACATAGGCATTTCAATAATCATATTTGTAATAAAGGTGGTGGTCAAACTACAACAACAACTAGCGGTATTGACCCAGAATTTAAGCCATATCTTACAAAAGTATTAGCTGATGTAACAGGAAAATACGAAGCAGATATTGCTAAAGGTCCGGACGCTGTTGTGGCCGACATGACCCCGGAACAAATTCAAGCCTTAGCTGCGCAAAAGACAACTGCTGAAGAAGCAATTCAAGGCACTGGCGCGTATGACACTAGTGCGGCTCGTAGACGTGACTTAGAAAATCTTATGGGTAGTGCTTCTGGTATGGCAGCTGCAGGGGGTGGACTTGGTTCTGCTCGTGGTGAAAAAGCTATGTTAGGAGCAGTTGCCGATCGTTCACTTCAATTACAACAACAACGGCAAGCTGATATTGAAAAAGGAATTACTGGTCTCGGTGAAGTAGGAACTACTAAACAACAGTATGAGCAACAACGACTTGATGCACCTCACACGGTAGCACAACGTTACTTCGGATACCTTGGTAATGCACCACAACAACAAACATCTACTCAAAGCGGAGGTGGTAAGTAATGGCTGTTCAACTAGCTAGGTTAGGTAATGAACCTCAACAAAGACAAGGACCGCTTTACAGACCTCAACCACAACCGATGGCGCCTCAAGAAAAAGGCATGACTAGTCAGGTAATGGATGCTGTTACTAATAAAGCTGTGACAAAAGGTGTGGGCTACGGTGAAGAGAAACTAACAGAAGGCCTTTCATCTATGATGGCGCCTTCACTAGCAGCTCCCTCTGCTGCCCAAATGACAACCATGTCTAAGATGGCAGGGATGCCTTCTGCAGCAGGTGCAGGTCTTTCTCCAGGAGCAGCACAAGCTGTCTTAGGATCAGGGTCTAGCGCGGCCCCTTTGGTTGCACAAGCAGCAGGGCAAACTGCAGGTCAGCTTGCAGCTACAACAGGTGGTCAGCTTGCTACTGGTGCCGCAACAAATGCGGCAGCTGCAGGTGCGGGTACAGGTTTAATGGCAACGCTAGGTACAGCTGTACCTTACATTGGCGCTGCAATGCTGGCAGGTAAAGCCTTTGGTTTGTTTAATAAAGGCGGATATGTTAACGGTCCATTAGCGGCAGGTCATCAGCGTACCTTCGCAAATAAGTAGGGAGAAGGTAATGAGACTCAAAAAGTTTGAACAAAAGGACCGCTATGGAAATATGTTCTCTATTGAATTTGATACGTCTATTCCAAAGATTGAAAGTATTCCTGAGCATCCTGGAGAACCGCGTGGTACTGATACCGTACCTGCTTGGTTAACACCAGGGGAGTTTGTAATGAATGCGGAAGCTGTCCGTATGTTTGAACCAGAGATCGAAGATATGAACGACAAAGGTCGTGAAGTTCAAATGCAGCAGGGTGGTACAATACCGGAGTATGCTGCTGCCGGTCAGAAGATTACAAAGCGTAAAATGCCTAACGGTAAAATGGGGCTTTGGCAAGGTAATACTTATCTAGGTCTGCATGAAGAAGGCCCTTCTTTTCTTGGGGATATTTCTGAAGCGGCTAAAGAAGGCTGGGAAGAATGGAATCCCTTTAAAAGTAATGGCGGTAGTGTACCCCCTGTTTATGCCGCGGCTGGTGGCAGCAGTAATTTTCTTGCTGATATCTTAAAGCGCTTAGAAGGAGTAGCTAGTGAAGCATACCTAGACTCTGCTGGTAAGGCAACCATCGGCGCTGGTAGTACACGTGGTGTACAAATAGGCGACACAGCTTCTGATGAGCAAATTAACTCTAGACTTGCAGAAGACATGGCTATTGTTGATCAAGATTATGGACAGCTTGTGACCGCAGATCTAAACCCTAATCAAGAAGCAGCAGTTAAATCTTTGTTGTTTAACATTGGTGGACCGCAGTTTGCTAATAGTAAAGCACGTGCTGCGCTTAATGCAGGTGACTTTGATAGCTTTAAGAAAGAAGCTGCAGAGTTCCGCAAGGTTGGAGATAAGGTTATCCCTGGTCTTGAAAACCGTAGAGCACAAGAACTTGCTTTGTTTGATTCACCCGTTGGCGAAGACCCTTGGGGTATTAATAGACGACAAGTAGCGACTCGTGATGATCGTGTAGCTAAGCTTGTTGCTGCGGGTCAACCTATTGACTTGGCTATGCAAGCAGCAATGCTTGGTCAAAATGCAGAGACTGAGGGTGAGATTGTAACACCTCCTCCAATTGATAGAGGTCCTCCTTCGGCTATGGCTATGACACCAGCTGAAGATATCCTTGCACTAGAACAGCAGATGAGGGCAGCTCAACAAGCGGGTACCTTTGAAGCAACATCAGATGTTGGAGATCCATTCCCGCCTGAGCCACCAGTTCCTGGACCAGATGCAGAAATGCTTGCAGCACAGAAGGCAACACTCGAGCAAGGTATTTATGATCCTGATGGAAACATGGAAGCTATTCAAGCTGGTATTGACCAAGCTCAAATCTTAGAAGATCAACGACGTATGCAGCAAGGTCAGGTTCCTGCAATTGAGGCGGCACCTCCTGCCAGCTATGGTGATGGTGACTTTGGTCAAGACGATATTAGCTCTGATGCTGGTAGTATTCCTGAAGATACACGCAATTGGCTTAGAAAAATCGGTGATGCTGGTGGGCTTTCTACTATTGTTAAAGATAAGTATGATCAGTTTGAAGCTGATGCTGAAAAGAAAGCAAAGCAAAAAGGTGTGATGACTTCGGATGATGCAGGTATGACACCAGCTGAAACATTGCCACCTGCTGAAATACCCAAGCCAGAGACAGGTACGTATGGTGTCCATAATACTATCATTAGACCGGACGCTGAGGGCAAAGATCGTACTTATAAGTGGGATGCTAAAAGAGAAGCATACATTGATGAAGCTGGGTTAGAGTATACTCGTGGTCCTGGTGAATTAATTAGTGGACTCTTTACCGAGAAGCCACCAGTTGATGATCAGCCTGATCAAGGTGATACTCAAATCGGTACGCTTAATGGTAACCCTGTATATATGGGTAAAGATGGTCAGCCTTATGTCATGGAAGATCTTGGTAAGCTAGGTCTCGCTGCCGGTACTACAAAGATGAACGTGCAGCCTTGGCAAACTGATGATATTAAACTGCTTCCTAAAGCAGATCGTACAGTAGCTGGGCCTAAAACACCTGGTCCTAAAGATGGATTAATCGATCTACCCGGTACAGATACCGCACCACCACCACCAGCAGTAGCAACACCAGCAGCAACACCAGCAGCAACACCAGCAAACAACATTGCAGCAACTGCTAATGATAAAGACGGAACACCAGCAAAACCATCTGCAACACAAGTAGCTGCGGAAGTTAAGAAGGCTGATGATGGTTCCGCAGCAGGTACTAAGCCAGGTGAGGCTGAAGCAGCCGTTAAAAAGGCAGGTAGCGATGGTACGGATAAAGTTGAGAAAGCTGAAGGCTGGTTAGCAGAAACCTTTGGTGGTTTGTTTGATGCCCAAGAACTTAAGAGAATGGCAATACTTTATGCTGGCTCAAGGCTACTTGGTAACTCACATGCTGGCTCACTTAATTGGGCAGCTGAAGGTTACTTAGATCGTGTTGGTGCACATGAAGAAAACGTACAGAAGTTAATTGAGAAAGGTGAGTATACTCCTGCATCAATTCAAAACTTTAAGAAGACTAAAGACTATAGCGTATTGATTAAAACCGGTACGCCTATCTCACCTACTGGGACTAAAGAAACTTGGTATACGCCTGAAGGAAAGCGGATACAAGCGGAGAAGTATAAGACAGGTAAAGATAGTTATGTCTGGTCTGCTGATGGTGGAAGAACTGCAATACCTTCTGCCTGGCATCAGGATGCATCGCGTGTTAAGAACACCGACGAGTATAACGATCGGGTTATTAAAGAGTCAAACTATCTTGCAGAAAGATTAACTGAAATTGACGAAAGCTCAGGTAATAAAATTGTAAGCGGCTCGGTTAAAGGCGGTGATAGAAAGACTGCGTATGTAACCGGCTTACGTCCAAAAGATGCTGCATCTCAAGTAGCACGGTGGGCTGCTGCAAACGGTATCGACGTTGGAAGTGCCGAGGGTTATGCTCGGCAGGCTTGGGAAATGGCAGTGGCCGATGCCTTAGCTGATCCAGATCGGAAAACAAAACCATCTGATTTGCGTCCTTACTTAAACCAGTTAAAGATCCGTCAAGACACAGGTATCAATGAACTCTTTGATATCACTGCAGAAGATGGGAAGATAAGGAAGATGGATTCGGAAAAGATTGATGAAGTCAGTCGTAATTATCTTGCCCGTAAAGGGTTATCTGGTGGAGTGAGTGAGGGTGATCTTGTTAAAGACGGGGCAACTGGCTTTACTACTAGAAGAAATCGCAATGAAGTAAATAACTTTTGGACTGAAGCCAGCTCGCGTTGGACTAAGAAGGTTGCTGCAGATCCAAGTGTTGTAGATGAGTGGGCAGGCAAAGCTCTTCCGGGTGAGACCCCGTTCTTTGCTTGGGCTAAAGCTAACGTAATGAAATAGGAGATAGTAATGGGTGAGTTTGATGATCTATTTACGCAGTCGTATGATCTTGCCGGAAGCGACGGGCATACCTTTGCTGATGGTGATACGCTACTAAATAGAGAAGGCCAGCTACTCCGTATTGAAGGGTTAGAGGCGGCTGAGATTGCTAAGAAGACAGGGCTTGGTATTCAACCAGGTACTGCAGGTGGTGCAGCCGCCACTACCACTATCATGAACCTAGCTAACCAGCATGGATTTAAAAACGTTATCTATCTGACGAATCCAGATGGTAGTCCAAAGATGGATGCCACTGGTACTCGTCAGATGGTACGGCTTCAAGATGATCAGGGCAGAGACTTTACAGTTGAAGCCACTAAAACTGGCATTAACCAGGTTGGTAAGTACAGTTCACAAAATGAAGTGTTAGCTGCCAGCTTGGCTGAAGCTGAAGACAAACTAGACCAACCACTAACTGATTGGGAAAAGGGTACACTATCAATTCAGCAGGCAACTAATGCTGAGATGATGAGAGAGCAAGAGTTTAAAGACACAGCTCTTAATGAGCGTATGCTTGCTAGGTTAAATGCAGAACAGCAGCCTGGTGAATCAGCTGCTGCTTATGCTGCTCGTCGTGAAGAAGCTGCAAGGTATGTAGATACTAATGTGCAAGTCCGACATCTTGATCGCAACCTACAGAACCAAGCACTTAATCCTTTATCGGAAAGTTTCGATGTAGGCTTAACAGGTTTAGCTGAATCTATGTATGGCGTTGCGGAGATGGCTGGTGAGACAACCGGATGGGATTGGGCGCAGCAGATTGGTGAGCAAGGTATTGCCCGTCAGCGTGCGTACCTACAGCAAATGCCTCAGCTTAAACTATCTGCACTTAAACCGACTGTTGATAAAGATGGTAAGGTAATTGGTAATGAGTGGGACATTGATGGTATCGGAGAATTCTTTGAGTACTTAGGTAACAATGCTGCGGTCTCACTACCATATATGGCAGTATCTATGGGCGGTGCATTGCTAGCTCCAGCAACTGGTGGTACTTCATTAGCTGCTGCAACTGGTTTAGGTGTAGCTCGTTATGCTGGTGCCTCTATGTTAGCACCTGTTGCTATGTATACCGGTCAGACTTGGAATGAAATGGAAGGTGAGAAGAGTGCATCACTTGCAATTGCAGCGGGTGTAACTCAAGCCGTACTAGATCAGTTAGGTATTGCCTCGATTGTTAGAGGCGGTAGCATCCTAAAGAAGAGTACATTAGAAGCTGCAACTACAGCGTTTCTTAATAAGCAAGCACAAGCTGGAGTGACTATTAGCCGTGAAGCTGGTCGTAAAGTTGTAGAGAATCTAACACGTAAAGAGATTGCAAAGTTTGCAGGGGCTGCAGCTCAAACTGCTAAGTCTCAATTAGCCGCTCGTAATCTTCTTAGAGCTGCGTCTACCCAAGCTGGTAAAGGTTTGCTAGGCGAATCTGCAACAGAAACTTTGCAGGACCTAACAGGCTACATGGCAGCGGTTGCAGGTAGTGATAAACACTTTGATGCAGTTGAACTACAAAACAGATTACTTAATGCTGCTATTGCTGGTGGTAC